CAGAGCTAAAAGCATCATTGGAACAAAGAAAGAAAATATTACTAACTGATAAAGTTGTAACAAAATGATAAAAGTTATAGAGTTTCCTGATAAGGAATTTGAAACAAAAGAAGATTTATTTAAAGAATTAGTTACTTATAAAAAAGAATTAGTTTCTTTAAAAAAGTCAGCAGTAAAAAACGCTGATGCTGTTTCTTTTGGATTTTTTGAAAGTATTTCAAAAAATGTAGAAAACAAAGCTATTCCATCAGCTGATTTACCTGATTTATTAAATGTAAAAGTTGTTATTAATACAACTAACTTTTTAGATTCTCACGGAGATTTGCATATTAACGGAATTTGGAACAAGTCAGTAAGTGATAATAAATCATTCTTACACTTACAAGAACACATGAGAGATTTTAGCCACGTTATTAGTGATAATGCAAAAGGTAGTATTGAATCAATGACTTGGAAAAAATTAGGATTACCATACGAAGGTAAAACTGAAGCGTTAGTATTTGAAAGTACTATTGATAAATTTCGAAATGGATTTATGTTAAAGCAATACGCTAACGGATGGGTTAAGAATCATTCAGTAGGGATGCGTTATATAAATTTAGACTTAGCTATTAATTCGGAAGCCGAATACGATAAAGAATACAAAGAGTTATGGGATAAATACTATCCAGTTGTAGCTAATAAAGAATTGGCAGACGAACGTGGATATATGTGGATTGTATCAGAAGCACAATTAATTGAAGGTAGTGCGGTAGTTATGGGAAGCAATTCCGCTACTCCTACTTTAGAAAATAAAGAAGCCGTCGATGACACTTCTGAAAACGAGCCGTTGCAAGACACTCAAAACGAGGTAGAAGTACCAAAGAAAAATGTAAATCTATTTATTAAAATTTAAAACAAAGAAAAATGAATCCATTTGAAAAGTTTTTACAAACAAAAGGAATCACTTTAGACGCATTTAAAGCGTTAGAAGTTGAAAAACAAGCCGATATTCAAAACGAATATTTAGGACACATTGAAAAACAATTGGAAAACTCGGTATCTAAAGAAACATTGGCTACTGAAATTCAAAAAGCTAAAGAAGGAATCGCTGATGAGGTTGCAAAACAACTTTTAGACGCTAACAAAAGCGGTGAATCTGCAAATGAAACAGAAGTTGTTAAATTCTTTAAAGAATCTGTTGAAACTTACAAAGAAAACGAAAACGACAAACGTTACAATGCTAACACAACTGTAAAAGCTGCAGCTTTAATGACTACTGCAAACGTTACACCAAACGTAACAAACGGATTTTCTCCATTATTTGGTAATTACATCGATACTGAAATAGGTTCAACTCCAAAACCAGACCTTTGTATTTTGCCATTGATTACAATTAAAAATCAACCAGGAACTGAGTCAATTTGGCACGTTTCAAGAGTTAATGAAGAAGGAGACGCTGAATTTATTGCAGAAGGTGCTTTAAAACCATTAGCAGATGCTGAATGGGCTACAGTAAAAGAACCAGTTAAAGAGGTTGCAGTTCGTTGGAAATTTACAAAAAGATTAATGAATCATGCGCCGAGTGTAGTAGTTGACTTTGCTGAACACGCAAACGAATTAATGGAGCAAAAAATGGACGATGGTGCATTAACAGGAGATGGAACAGGTAACAACTTAGAAGGGATTACTGCTACTGGTGTTGCGTCTGCTTTTGTTGTTCCTACTGCATTATCTGAATTTTATGAAGATGCTAATATTTGGGATGTTATTATGGCAGTTGCCACACAAGTTCGTTTGGCTAACTTTAAAGGGCAACTTACAGCTATATTAAATACTGTATGGGAGGCTAAAATGAAAGGGTACAAAAATCTTGACGGAGATTATATCGTACCACCATTCGTTTCTCCTGACGGAACTAAAGTAGGTTCTATTAATGTCGTTTTTAATAACAAATTCCCTGACACTCACATTTTATTAGGCGATTTGAAAAAATTCAACTTAGTAATGGCAGAAGATGTTACTTATGATGAAGGTTACGAAAATGATGATTTCTCTAAAAACTTAGTTTCTAAAAAATTAGAGGCATTTATGGGAACTTACATTAAAGCTGGAGATGCTGGTTCAATCGTTTACGACGCAATTGCGGATATTTTAACAGATATTGAAGTACCAGCAGTTTAATAAGTATTAATTTAAAATTTTATAAAAATGGCAGACGAGACAAAAAAAACAAAGTCCGAAGTAGCAACCTTTTCAAGTAGAAAAATGCTATTAGAAAACGCTGAAAAAGGGACAAAGATTTTCTATTCAGACAGGTTAAAGGTAGAAATTATTAAAGATACAAAGCATTATAAAGTAGGAATGGTTACAAGTCCGCATAAAATTAAAGGATTAGCGCTTATTTCACAAGGAATTGCAAAAGAGTATAAAGAACCTAAATAATAAAAAATGTATCTAATAAACGAGGCTAATTTCACAAGGGAGTTATCAATTCCAAATTTAACAAGTTCACAAAGCGGTAATGCTGTTGAGTTGAATTACTATGCTGATGAAAAGCCTCGTTTGTTATTACAAATGAGTTTAGGAAACGTTTTATTTTCTCAATTAGATAGTCAAGTTACAGGCGGGATATTAAATGTTGACGCAGACCAAAAGTGGAAAGATTTAGTTAATGGCAAAGAGTATGATGGTAAAGTTTGGAAAGGTTTAAATTACTTAGAAGGTAGTTTTAAAGTTTCTTTATTGGCTTATTATACTTATTGGAATTGGGTTAACGATAGTTATTTAAGTAACTTTCAAATTCAGTCTAAAAATGCTGACAACATAAATCCAACAAGTACTTTAGTTGATTTATGGAATAAGTTTTTAGAAATGTATCAAGGAGTTAATAATTACTATCTACCACGTGTTAGTAATGTTTACGGAACTACTTTTGTAGATTATTTCGGAAACCAAAATAGTAACTATGTTTCTTTGTTGCAGTTTATAAAAGATAATCCAACAAACTATCCTGACCCACAACTTTACACGTTTGAAAATATTAGTAATTCTAATTCATTAGGACTATGATAATTGCAAATGCTTTAAAGAGATTGTTTACCGGTGCGGTTGCGGATTGCACTTTTTTAGGTGTTGAAAGACCAAACACCACTATTCAATATTGGTATGGTGACCAAAAAGAGTTGATATCTTGGATTACACAGCGTAAAAATTTAGCGAATTATCCGCTTGTTTGGTATGTTTTAAACGAATATACAGAATTTCAAGGGTGGTATGAAACTAATGTAAGGCTTGTAATAATGCAAGATACGCAATTAAAGCAGTTAAACGATTGGCGTACAGAAAATAGCTATGAAGGTGTTTTAGAGCCTGTTTTGAATGTTGTACAAGACAAATTAACTACTAATGGTTATATTGAAGTTATGGGTAGTTTTACGGATAGATTTAAACTAAAAGCAGAACCTAACTATGGCATAGCACCACAAGTAAATGACTTAAAAATCAGTAACCCTACAAACGAAAAATCTGTAAATATAGATTTAATAGATTGTTTGGTAGTTGATTTTAAAATGAGAATAAAAGCAAAATGTATTAATTAAATTAAAAAATAAAAAACTATGGCAGTTTTAATAAATCAAAAAGATTGTCTTACTTCACGTAAGAATTTAGGTTTACCAGATTGTATTATTCAAGAAGGCAGACTAACAGGTTTTATCCTTACTCCAAAAGGCTGGAGTATCGATTTAAGTACAGAAACTTTTAACAAAGAATATGTAAACGAACAAATTCAATTAGGTAATTTTATTCCAGTATTAGGGGCTGTTGAAGCTATTAATAATACTCCAGAAGCAACCACAGAAGAATATCAAGGAGGCGTTATGTCAGTAGTTCGCAATGGATTACCTCAATATGCTTTTAAATTCTTAAAAGGTGGTTGGAAATTTGCAAGTGCTTTATATACATACAACTCATTTCAAGCGTTTGATGTATTATTTGTATTTTCAAGCGGAGCAATTGCTGGAGCTACAAACGGAACAGCGTTTACAGCGTTTGATTTAGGTATGTTGAACAATGGAACATATATGTTTACAGATGGTTCTACTTCTGCAAGCGTTACTTGTTCAATGCAGTTAATTAATGAAACTCAATTTAATAGAGATGTAGCTATTTTAGATGCTTCTGTTTTAGATTTTGCAGTTAATACTGATATTTTACCTATTACGGATATTGTAATTACAGGTACAGCAGACGCCTCTGATAATAAAATTTATGTTGAGGCTGTTTATGCAATTAATCAATCAACTAAATTAGGTGGTATTGCAAGTGCTAATTTAAAGTTATTTGTAGAAGGTGTTTCTGATTTAATAGTTTCAGTAACTTACAACACTTTGACTGGTAAATACGAAATTGTACCTACTGCTACTTTAGGAGCTGGAGAAACGGTAGTTGTTCAATTGTATGATTCTGTAGCTGTTGTTGATGTAGCAAAGATTGGAACTAAATATTATAAAGGTGCAACTCCAGAAATCACAGTTGTAGTATAAAATTAAAGAATTAATCTACTATATTTGTAACTAACAAGGATGTAAAGGCTATCAATTAATTTTGGTAGCCTTTTTTAAATTTATAAACTATGGAAATATTTAATGTAATTATTTGGGGTGTAGATGCTGAAAACTTTTGCGCATTAACACGAGAGGAAAAAATAGAATGGATTTTAAAACACACTAAGCAAAAAGACTTAAATCAAATTCAGTTTTTTTTAGAAAGTCCTATTGTAAAAGCAAAAGAATGTTTATCATGTGGTACTTTGAATAATAAAATAGAAAAACCTTTTAAAAATGACAGCAATATCAGCAAAGCAAATGCTATTGAGGTTACAGCCGATAGCAACAAAATCGTGGTTGGAGAACCAAGTATCGCAAATAGTGCTAAGCGACCAAGACAAACTAAAGGAAGAAAAGATAAATGAATTTAGCAGAGGAGAACGCCCTAATGGTAAAAAAATAGGCGAATATCGTAATGCTGAATACGCTATTTTTAAACAACAAATAAATCCTTTAGCTAATGGATATGTAGATTTGTTATTAACAAGACAATTTAGCAATAAACTATTTGTAAGACCTTTTTCGGATGGTTTTATATTTAATAGTACAGATAATAAAACAGGTTCTTTAATTGGTAAGTATGGACTTGACATTATGGGGTTAAACCAAGAATGGTTTAATAACAGACAAAGAAACATTTACAAACCAGTTTTACAATTTGAGATAAGTAAAATTTTAAATAAAAAATAATGCCAAAATATAACTCAATAGACACAATCCAAGCTAAAGTATTCTTTGATATTTTAAAAACAAAAGACTTTCAGCAGTTAAAACCTAAACCAAAAGAGAAAGGTTTAGAAGAAATATTTATGTCTATTTATGATGAGTTTTTTTTAAAATCTGATAATCCAGAAGCGAATAGATATTTAGAATTACACAAAGAAATTTCATTTTTTAATTATAAAATAGCAACTTTAAAACAGGCTTTACACTTTTATTTTTACAATCGTACCACTAAAGAAATGCGTGAAGAGTTTGTTAAAAGTTTAAAAGAAGGTTTTGGAATTGAGTTAAATTTAGAAGTACCATTTATTGACGAGGTACAGCGTGTTTTAAGCATTGAAATTGGAATTATTGAGAATGATTTAAACATGGCGAAGATAGAATTTGATTCTATGGTTAATAAGTCTAAAAGTAAAGATTATGATTACTATGAAGAAATAGGTGTTTTAAGTCAAGTTTTACCTAATAACTCACTATTAAAAGAACAAATGACTTTATCGGTTTATATATCTTTAGAAAAATTAGCAAAAAAAGTAGTTGAACAACAAAATAAAAATAAATAATGGCAGAATTTATTGAATTTCTTTCGTCTAATGCCTTAAAAGAGCTTGAACTTGCTAATAAAGAATTAGTAACTATGGTTGCTAATGTTGATAATGTAGGTAAGAAAATGAAAAACATATCTACTCCGAGTGGTTCGGATAGTGCTATTAAATCATTAACAGACCAATATAAGCAACAAGAAAAGGTTATACAATCTTTGCAAAATCAGTTACAAAAACTAACTGAAAAGCAGAATTCAAATACTTTGTCGGCTAAACAAATGGAGGCTCAATCCATTAAAGAAAGCAACGCAAGAAACTCTTTAAACAAGCAAAGAGAACAAACTATTAAGCAGTTAGAACGAGAGCAAGCAAGGCTTTTTGCTTCTGAAAATCTATATAATAAAGTACAATCTAAATTAAATTCATTATCGAACGAATACAAGGCACTTGCAACACGTAAAGAATTAGGATTAACATTAACCGATAAAGAATCGCAAAGATATTCTTTATTACAAACTCGTATTCAAAACTACGACAAAACACTAAAAGCAGTTGACGCGACCATGGGTAAACACCAACGTAATGTTGGAAATTACGCAAGTGGTTTCAATCCTTTAAGTAATTCGATTAATCAGTTAACACGTGAAATGCCAGCTTTTACTTATTCAGTTCAAACTGGGTTTATGGCATTGTCAAATAATATACCAATTTTCACTGATGCAATAGGTAATGCAGTAAAACAAAATAAAGAATTAATCGCACAAGGACAACCAACAACAAGTGTATTAAAACAAGTAGCTGGAGCGTTGTTATCATGGCAAACTTTAATGGGTGTTGGTATTACTTTATTGACTGTTTATGGTAAGGAAATTGGAGAATGGATAGGGCAATTGTCTGGAGCAAGTTCGGCTTTAGATGAATTAGCTGAAAATCAAAAAAAGTTTAATGATTCACGTTTTGAAGGAAAAAAAGATGCTCAAATTGAAATTATAGAGTTAAGAAAGTATTTAGCAGTTGCAAAAGACGCTAAACTATCAGATGAAGAAAGAAATATTGCTTTAAAACAATTACGTTCACAATATCCTTTTTACTTTAAAGAATTAAGTGACAACGCTATCTTAACAGGGAATGTTGTTGAAGCTGAAAAAAAATTAATGACAGCTTTAGAAAAACGAAAAGATGTAGAGAGAAAAACAGAGTTTAATGTAACAAATAAACAAAAATTACTTGATTTAGAAAAGGAATTAGACATATTAAAATTACAAGAAGTTCAAAAACAAAAAGCATTAAAAACATCTGCACAGTCTGGGTTAAGCGCACAAGGATTAGCTACTATATCAAATGAGTTAAATAAAATACAAGAACGTAAATTAGAAATAGAAAAGGATTCAAATAAAATAAATAAACAAATAATATAGCGACATCTCTTTGCTGTTCTAAATTAGTGTACATTCTTTGAAAGTTAGCATCTGAATAACTTGCTATTGTATTAAACGCTTGTTGGAATGCTTCTGAAACAACTAAAGC